ACGTTGACCTCACCAGCCTGGTCGGCACCAACGTCTACGTTGCGGTCAAGCCGACCAGCGGCGGCATCACAACGACCAACCCCGAGTTCCAAATCACTGGCGGCTACCTTGAGTCGCTTGACGTGGTAAACGCCTCGCTCGGCGAATTGTCGGAAGTGGAAATCACCATCACTGGTGGCACGCTCGTCGAAGACACAACGGCATGAAATTGACAATCCAGGTGTCGTTCAAGACACCGGCAGGACAACCAGTCAGCGAAACGGTCACAACCACAATCGCAACTGCCGCAGCGTGGGAACGCAAATTCAAGCGCCGCGCATCCGATCTACAAGGCGGCATCGGTATCGATGACCTCATGTTTATGGCATGGCACGTGCTACACGCCGAGAAGCGTGAAGGCCGCGACTATGACGCCTGGCTGCAATCGGTTGATGATTTCAGCGTCGTGGAGGTCGCCGGCGCAAACCCTACGGCAGCGGCAGCATCAGACGCCAGTTAGCTGAGCTGCTGTTGGCTACCGGCTATTGGCCCAACGGCATCGAGTTTGATGTAGAGGATTTGGCTACTGTGCTGCTGTTGGCTAAAAAGCAACAGGAGAAACGTCGTGGCCGCTAACACATCCGTCACCGTCGTTGGCGTCAAAGAAGCCATGCGCGACTTGCAAAAGCTTGAGCCTGACCTTGCTAAAGAAATCAAACGCGACTTCAAGCAAATCGTTGACCCAATCGTGAAAGACGCACGCACCCAAGTCGTTGCTAGACCGCTGTCAGGTTTTGCCCGGTCATGGAAACAAGGCCGCATCTTTCCCTGGGATCAGCAAGCAGTCAGCAAATCCATCATTGCGCGATTCAGCAACAGGCGTCGAGGCAACAGCCTGGCTGTTTTTAGCGTCACGATGAAAAGCCCAGCAGGCACCATCTTTGACATGGCAGGCCGCAAATCAGCCAACCGGCTAGCCACAGCACTTGATCAGCTTTACGGCCGAGCATCACGCCTAATGTGGCCGACCTACGAACGCAACGCTGACGCAGTCAACGAAAACATTGCGCAACTGGTCGACAAAATCACCGACGAGACAAATCGTAGACTGGTGCGCTAATGGCCGTAACAATCCCAATTATTTCCGAGTTTGATGGCAAAGGCATTAGCAAGGCCGTTGCCGAATTCAAACAACTTGAGGGCGCTGGCGCCAAAGCCCAGTTCGCTCTCAGCAAAGCCGCACTACCGGCTGCAGCGGCCATCGGTGGCCTGGCTGTCGTAATAGGCGATGCCACCAAAGCCGCCATCGAGGATGCCAAAGCCCAAGAGCTGCTGGCCCTAGCCATTGAAAAGAACACGCTGGCCGGCGAAGCCAACGTGCGCGCAGCCGAGGCCTACATCGAGGCCACCATGATGAGCGCAGCAGTCGCAGACGACGTGCTTAGGCCAGCCCTGGCCACGCTGGTGCAAACCACAGGCGATTTGCAATACAGCCAGGAACTGCTCAACGCCTCGCTTGACATTTCGGCTGCTACCGGCACCGAGCTCAGCGCCGTTACTGACGCCGTAGCAAAAGCCTATGCAGGTAACACCAAAGCCCTGGGCAACATGGTGCCTGCCGTGCGCGGCCTCATTAAAGACGGTGCTTCGCTCGATGAGATCATGCAGGCGCTCAACGCGACGGTCGGTGGCGCAGCCGTAGTCGCAGCCAACAGCGCTGAAGGCCGCATGAAACGGCTCTCACTGACCATTGGCGAAACCAAAGAATCAATCGGCGCAGCATTCTTGCCAATTCTTGAAAAGCTATTGCCATACCTGCAGAGGTTCGCCGAGTATGCCCAAAACAACAGCGACACCATCGTGAAAGTGATGCTCGCTGTCGGCGCCCTGGCATCAGCCATTTTGGTGCTCAACACAGCAGTCAAAGTCATCACAGCCAGCCAAATCGTGCTCAACGCAGTCATGGCCGCCAACCCGGTCGGCCTCGTCGTTGTCGCAGTAGCAGCCCTCGTGGCCGGCTTCATGGTGCTGGTCGAGAAAACAGGCAGCGTCAAAAACGCCTTCATGACAATGGGCAATTTCATCATTGGCATCTTTGAAAACATTGCCAACCGTTACATCGACATGGTGAACCTGATTATCAAGGGCCTAAACCTGCTGCCAGGCGTCAACATTGGCCCCATCGGAGAAATCAACCTGCCGCGTTTTAACGTGGGAGGCGCAGGTGGCGCAACAGCCACGCCAGGCGGTACCAGCGGTCCAGACCTGATTGAGCGACGCTTTGCAGCGCCTGTGGTGCCTGTCGTGCCAGCTCCAGGCGTCGAGTTACCTGCACCGTCAGGTGGTGGCGGTGGTGGCACGGTTGGCGGCGGTGGTGGCCTCGGTCAAGGCATGGTCGGCATCCTGCCGGTGGGCGAAGGCTTCATTGGTGGTGGTGGTGGCGGTTTTGGCGCAGCACCAGGCAACGAAGCATTGCTCGATGGCATGACTGGCGGCATCAACATCACCATCAACACCGTCACGGCACCATCCGATCTTGGTGACACGATTGTGAATGCTTTGCGTGATTACAACCGCCGCAGCGGCCCATTGCAGGTTGAGATTGCCTAATGTCGGCAACAGTCGTTCAATCAGGCACGTACCTGCTGGAGCTTGACACCGGCTTTGATGTCAATTCGTTCAGGCTTGATGACACCGAAAAAGGCGTGCTGAACAATACGACATACACACTCGGGCCGAATACGCAATACGCCGACATAACTGAATTTGCCACTGACATTCGATACAGGCGCGGCCGTCGCAAAGTAGACGATCAGTTCTCGGCTGGCGTCATGTCATTCAGCATGAACGACGAATCAGGCATCCTCGGGCCTTACGACACGGCAAGCCCCTACTACGATCCGTCGAACAACAAGCCAGGTTTGGCGCCAATGCGACGCATCAGACTCAGCCGCAATGGCGATTATCTGTTCGTCGGCTACGTCACGTCATACACCTACAACTTCGCCCTGGCTGGCTTCAACACCGTCAACGTCACCTGCTCGGATGATTTCTATTTGCTGGCTCAAACGCAAATGGATAATTTTAATCCCAGCGCCGAATTGAGTGGCGCGCGCGTCAGCACCGTGTTGGCATTGCCAGAAGTCAACTACACCGGCACAACCAGCATCGCCACAGGCACGGTCAACCTCGGCCACGACAGCAGCTACAACGTTTCTGCTGGCACCAACACATTGCAATACCTGAACCAAATCAACGAGGCTGAGCAAGGCCGACTGTTTATGTCACGCGATGGCGAACTAACGTTCCAGAACCGTATCGGTGCAACGCTCAGCGGATCAGTTATTACCTTTGCCGACGACGGCACAGCCGCCAAGTATGACGAAGTAGAAGTCGAGTTTGACGCCGATGGTGTCATTAATCGCGCCTACGTCGAGGCATTAGATGGCAAGACGGCCACCGACGAGGATTTGACCAGCCAGGCCACATACTTCATTCAGTCGCGCTCAATCACCAACAGTCTGCTGCACCAGCAAGGCGAAATAGATGCGCTCGCCGCTTATCTGCTCGCAGGCGAACCTGGCCCACGATTCACAGCCGTCAGCACCCATTTTGGGCTGCTCACCGATCCACAACGCACCAACGCCTCCACCGTTGACATTGGCGACACCATCACCGTCACCAAAGACATCACCGGCCTATCGACGCTTACCTCAGAACTCAGCATTGAGGGCATCGAAGGCACTATCAATGTCAACACAGGTCACCGGGTCACCTATTACACAGCCCCGACCACAGTCGTATTCCAGCTCATTCTTGATGATGCTGTGTACGGTCAACTTGACGGCACGAACGTATTAGGATGATGTAATCATGGGTGCTAACGCGCAGACAACTGTTCCAACATTCGTCGCAAGCCAGGTATTGACCGCCGATCAGATGAATCAGTCGGCGCGCACTGGCGTGCCAGTGTTCGCTACCACCGTTACGCGAGATGCCGCATTTGGTGGCACAGGCGAAAAAACATTGGCTGAAGGCCAAATGTGCTACATCGAGGGCACTGGTTTTCAAACATACAACGGCAGCAGCTGGGTTACGTGGGGCACTTCGCCAAGTACCAGCGCAGTCGTGCAAGTCAAATCAACAACAAAGACAGACGCTTTTACCACTACCAGCGCAACATTTGTTGACGTGACGGGAGTAACTCAAGCAATCACACCGACAAGCGCTTCGAACAAAATCCTGGTGACGGTAAGTGGCGTCGTTGGACAATCAGGAACTGAATACACAGGCCGCATAAATCTGCTGCGCGACAGTACCAACATTGCGCAGTCAACCGGTAGCGGCAGCACTAATCAAACATTGGTGGGTTACGCTGGCGCTGGTGGGGCAGGATTACCGTTCTGCATTGAGTTCCTTGATAGTCCAGCCACCACATCGGCAGTCACTTACAAAATTCAACTCGCCGCACCCGCAAATACCGTCACGATTGGTCGCATCGGTGCAAACGACGATCGACGCAGCATCACAACGATTACTTGCATTGAGGTCACACCATGACTAACTACGCGCTAGTTCTTGAACGTCGTCACCCGGGGCGTCAATGGTCAATCAACGACAACGACTACGACACGCTCGTCATTCACGATGACGGGCCAAAACCAAGCAAAAAATCGCTTGACGATGCATGGCCTTCAGTGCAGACGGAAATAGCTGAAGCGGCTAACGCAAAGATTGCTGCGTTTGAATCTGCGCGCGCCAAACTCGCCGCGCTTGGCTTGACCGAAGCCGAAATCAAAGCATTGGTGGGCTAATGAAGTGGCAGCACGTCTTAGAGGATTGGGCAAAAGCTTTCGTCGCTGGAAGCGTCGCCGTGCTTATCACAAGCGGTTACGATCTCGAAGGCGCGCTAAAAGCCGGCTTGGCAGCGGTACTGCCGCTGATTTACGCCTGGGCAAACACGAAAGACCATAGGTACGGCCGCAAGTGAGCCGCGAAGTCAGACCAGTACGGCTACCAGCCGACCTGGCCAACGTGACACCAGGCGAAATCCCTGCCTACCTGCTGCGCTCAATCAGGCCATACGGCCGGCTGCATTGGCTGGCTGCGCAAGCGTGGGAAGCGATGCGACGCCAAGCTCACGCTGATGGCATACGCCCGTTCAAACCAACCAGCCATGGTGACACATACCGCGATTTAGCGACACAGGAACGCGGCTTCCTCGCTCGATACACCACAGCCCCGATTGCCAACAGCACCTCGATACGCACATGGAGAGGCCAACGCTGGTATCTAAAGCCTGGGCTGGCACCTATGGCCGTACCGGGCACAAGCACACACAACCTCGGCCTTGCTGTCGACGTGTCAGAGGCATCAGGCGAGCGCCTGCAATGGATGGAAGCCAATTGCCTAACATTCGGATTCAGCTGGGAATTCAGGTCTGGGGCAGAACCGTGGCACATCCGCTATTTCAAGGCAGAATCAATACCACCCAGGGTGCAGCGCTGGCTTGACACCCATGCAAACTGAAATCACCGTCGCCCTCATCTCAGCCGTGGCCCTAATAGTGGCTGGCGTACCGGCTGCCTTAGTCGAGCGAGCCCGACGAGAAAACGCCGACGATCACGCATACGTGCGCCGAATACTGACTAGGGTGGAAAACAAGTTAGACAACCACCTGGAGGATCACATCAATGGCTTTACGCGACGAGATAAGTCCGAAAATAAACAGGCTTGATGAGCTTGAGGTTTGGCTGAAAAAACAGTCAAACCGCAAAGAATGGACTGACATCATCTTTGACGAGCAATACAGCTCAGGTTCAGTGGCCAAACTTCTGACCAAGCACGGCTTTAAAGCCGACTGGAATCTCGTGTATCGATTTAGGAGCCGCCATGCCTCTAACTGATGAGGTCGAGCAGCTGCAAACAATCGATCAGCTGCGCCAAGCACTCAAGCGTTCCAATGAGCTCAACATTCGATTGAAGCACAAGACCGGCGAACTTGTCGCTGCTGTGCATCAGGCCGCCAAAGACGCAGCCCTGGCAACGCCGCCAGTCAAGGTCAAGCCGCCAGCAAAAGACACACGCAAAGGCAAAGCCGAAGTCGCTTTGATTCATTGCACGGATTGGCAACTCGGCAAAAAGACCGTCAGTTACGGCAAACAAACCTGCGCGCAACGCATCGAGCAGTTCATTGACAAGACCTTGCACATCACCAACATCCAGCGGAAACACCACCCGGTACGCGAATGTGTGCTGTTTTTGGGCGGTGATCTCGTTGAGGGATTAGGAATATTTCCCGGACAAAGTTGGGAAGTTGACGCCCTGCTGTACGAGCAACTGTTCAACACGTCGCACATCATCAGCCAAACCATCACGACATTGGCCGCCAACTTTGAATCAGTGCGCGTGGTCTGCGAATACGGCAATCACGGTCGCATCGGCCGCAAAGGCGAAATGCCAGCCGGTGACAACATCGACCGCATTGCCTACGAGATTGCCAAACACAAAGTCGGCCACTTGGTCAAAGACTGGCAGGCCTCGGACTCGTGGTACCAAATTGCCAAGATTGGCAACTACAAGGCGCTGCTCGTGCACGGTGACGAAATCAAGAGTTTCGGCGGCAACACACCAGCCTTCGGCATTCTGCGCAAGGTCAACGCCTGGGCCGGTGGCGTCATCGAGGACTTTCACGACTGCTACATGGGCCACTGGCACACCCCAATGAGCCTCACCATGAGCAATGGCGGCCGCATTTTTGTGACCGGCTCACCCGAATCGCACAACGAATACGCGCGCGAATTCGTGGCAGCTACAGGCATACCCAGCCAGCGCCTGCACTTCATTGATCCAGACAAGGGCCGCGTTGCGGCAGAATACGTCGTATGGCTCGACTAGAGCACCCTCTCGTGCTGGTGACCTGGCATGACGCCCACACCATTGACAACGATGAATGGCACGAGCTGGCCGACCTAACCGACGAGCCCTGCGTCGTGCAGTCCGTGGGCTGGCTGCTCTCCAAACGCAACGCCAGGCACCTGATTTTGGCTCAAAGCCTCACCGACGACAAAGGCGTGGACAACGTGCTATTCATCCCGGCACGAATGGTGCGAAAAGTGGTAAGGCTGCAAATCCCCCACAAGCGCCGAAAAGTGCGCTAAGGTGAAATCAGCCGTTGGAGGCGGCCAATAATGACCACACTCATCACCTATGAAATACTGACCGGATTGTGTCAGGAAACTGGGCAACAGTTTCATCTCGTAGTATTCCGTGACCAGGAAGGCGCCGTACTGAAGGCCCAACTGCGTTACCGATTCAACGCAGACGACGACTGGAGCGAACCATCAAAGCTCACCCACCAGCCCCCAATCGAACCCATGCACCCGAGCGTCGCATGAGCCCCCTCGTCACCATTTTTGCTGCGGCACTCTTTACCGGCGCGGTAGGAGTGATGGTCACGCAGGATCCGCAAGTGGATACCTGGGGCCTCGTGTCAGCCTCGACCGTCTACTCCCCGGTCGGGGCTGGCAC